CAATATTTAAACAGGCTTCTAAAAATCCAATAACAGTAGTAAATCCTGCATATCCATATTTAATGGCTGCTCCTGCAGTTTTAGGTGGTATTGCTAGGGTAAAACAAATTGCATCTGTATCTATTCCTAGAGGTGGAGGTAGTGGTGGTAGTATGCCTAGTATGTCAAGTGCTGCACCAATCCCACCACAATTACCAACTGCACAGGTAACCCAATTAAATCAACAGACAATTAATGATATTGGGAATCAGGCAGTAAGAGCATATGTAGTTGAAAGTGATGTTACTAGCAGTCAGGAAAGAATAACTGCAATAAGACAAAGAGCAAGATTTAGTTAATATTTAAAAATATTCTATTTATGAGTATGGAATTACCTTTATATATGTTGGAAATATCTGATGATTTGAATGATGATGCAGAGGTGCAATTCGTATCATTAGTAGATAGACCTGCCATTCAAAAGAATTGGAATGCATTTAAAAATGAACAGAAGTTTCAAATTATTAGTGAAGATAAGCGTATTATCAGTGGTTGCGCTATGTTGGCTGATACTCCTATCTTTAGAAGCGATGCTACTTTTGGGGATTACTATGTTGCTTTTTCTAAAGACACTATTACAAAGATTGTTCAGAAATACTTTAAAAAAGGCTATCAGAATAATGTTAACCTGATGCACGACCCTAACCAAATTGAAACAGGGGTTACAATGTTTGAAAGTTTCATTAGTGATAAGTCTAGAGGTATTGAACCAATGAAAGGATTTGAAGATGCGCCTGATGGTAGTTGGTTTGTATCTATGCTAGTAGAAAATGATGAAGTATGGGATAAGGTTAAGCAGGGAATGGTTAATGGGTTTTCTATTGAGGGAATATTTAACTATGCACCTTTAGTTTCTAAAGAGCAGCAGGTGATGAATGAAATATATAAAATCCTAGAAGAAGTTGAATTAGGTGGGCCGGGCAGTGGTCGTAGACCTGAAGGCGGTGGTGATAAAGAAAGTTCTAAAAATGTACCTACTTCTAAAATAAATGTAAGTAAAGAAGATGTGCAGAATGTAATGCAAAAAGCAAAAGAAGCAGGTGGTGAAGTAGATAAGCTAGGTAAAGATTTAGCATCAAAATATGGCGGTGTAGTTACCCCATTAAACTATAAATCAGAAGAATCCATCACTAGAAAGGTGGATAATGACTATGGTGGGAATGTCAATGAATTAAAAGATTCAGTAAGGAACACAGTAATAATAGATAATGAGCAAGGGATTCAATCTGCTATAAAGGATTTAGCTGATAACCCTAATACATTAAGGGTAAAGGTTCAAAGCGCAGATTCAGACCCATTGGGTTATAGTGGTACTATTGCAAATGTAAAAATGAGCAACGGTTTAATAGGTGAGGTACAGGTGAATAGTGCTAAAATGATTTATGCAAAAGAACCTGCAGCATCAGCGAAAGCAATCTTAGGTAATGATAAATACAATCAGATAGCAAAGCAGACAGGCAAAGAAGGCGGATTAGGGCATAAATTATATGAGGAATATAGAATACTAGACCCTAAAAAAGATGCCGCTAAAATGGCTGAAATTGCGAATAAATCTAAAGAATATTATAAGAATTTTAGAGGATAATTGGGAAAAAATAATTATATTTGATTATGAAACACACAGAGTTATTAAATCTTTTAGCTTCAAATAATGAAGTTTACTTTCTTAATTCATTTGATGGGGTAGCTTTTAAAAGTATTCCTGATGGTGGGTATGAGGCTAAATTAAAAAATGGTAAGCCATACGCAATAGAAATTGGTGCTGAACCATTAACACAGGCTTTCTTAGAAGGCAATGTGATTACTAAAGAGCAATACGAAAAATACTAATTAGCTTCCCCTTTAAATAAAGTCTTTCTAATTTCTTAGATAATGGCTTGTTAAAATCAGAGTATATAACCTTGAATTTATTAGATTCATTTATATACTTTTTTAATTTACGGTAGTCTTTGTTCTTAATACATTCTCTAATATTGCATATCCTATCACACAATTTAACTATAGAAGCTATTTCATTTTTAGCAATGTTATTATAATAGTTTTTTAAAGGTGGTTTTTTAGTCAGTAGCTTAACACTATTAAAAACTTCTTTGTGTATTAGTTTAATTTTATTTTCATCTAATGTAGTATCTTCTAAAGTATCGTGCAATGCACACACAGATAGAATTATTTCTTCTTTAATCCCTTTAATATTGTTTTCATTGCAAAACTTTTCTGCTTCTAACCATACATCTAATAAATGGTATAGATAAGGCTTAACCCCATACTGCTGATACTTGTGGTATTCAGCAGCAAGGGCAAGTGAGTTATATTTTATTTTATTCATTTTAATTTGATTAAGCATACCAACTGCTATAAACACCATTTTTATTCGCACCATATTCACAGAAGCAACCGTGTTCTGCTTTAATGTAGTAACTAATATTCCCATTGTAACCAACTTGAACAACAACCTTCTTTAGGATTGGTTCACCAATAAAGGCATTTTCAACAGGCTTAACATTAGCACACATAAAACCTTCGCTACCTGCAACAATACTTTTACAAACTTCTTGCAAAACTATTGATTTTTCTTTAACTGCTACAATCTGATAGAAGTTAATGTTAGTTTGGTCGTAACCCCAACTGTTGTAAAGCATCTGACCAACCTCAAAGCTATGCTTCATATTTTGTTGCGCTAGTTTCTTTTGTTCTTTTCTTGCTTTTTCTGCATTGATGTTTCTTTCAACTTTTTCAATCCATTCCAAACAGAATTCAGCCATTCTTTCAACACTTCTAAATCTGTAGTTGAATAAAGGCTTTTTAAATCTTGCTTTACTAACCTTTCTAACGCAATAACCAACAATCATTGGTTCTGCTTTAACACAAAGTTCAAATCCCAAACTTTCATACTTTTCAATTAAATTTTTCATATTTTATAGTTTTTATTGGTTTTCTCTCAATGACATAACAAATATACACAGGTTGTGTACACTTTCCAAACATTTGGGGACTTTTTTTAAAAAATGTGATGAACGGTAAATAAACAGGATAAGCGGTTAAGTGATAACATATCCACATATTTAATATTTATATTAAAATATTTATGAATCCAAAAGAAGCATTAAAGCAAATAAGAGCATTATTTGAGGAAATGCCACAAGTTATTGAGCCTGTAGCTCCTGTTGCTGAAGTAGCACCTGAAGTTACAAAGGTAGAAATGGCTGAATATTCTTTAGTAGATGGAACGAAAGTTATGATATCTGCTTTAGAAATCGGTGGTATGGTACAAATGGCTGATGGTACTCCTGCTCCTGCAGGTGAGCATCAATTAATGGATGGTACATCTATTGTAGTTGATGAATTAGGCGCAATCGTAGAAATTGAATCACCTAAGTCTGATGTTGTAGAAGTAGAACCTGTTGCACCTGCTGCACCTGTTCCTCCTGCACAAGATACAACTGCAATGGCTGAAGAATTAAAGGCTGAATTTGCAGAGCAAAAAAGTCAATTAGAAGCAAAAATTGCTGAATTAGAGAGCAAAGTAAAACAAGGGTTTGCACAAGTAGCTGAATTAGTAGAGGCACTTTCAAATACCCCAACTGCAGAGCCTACTCAAAAAGCAGCAAACGCATTTCAATCTTATGTAACTACTAATGATAGTAAATACGAAAGAATTGAGAAATATAGAAACGCAATTTTAAACAAATAAATTTATAAACAATGGCATTTTCAGTAAGTTCATTAGCAAACTATACTAAAGAGAACGAAGCATTATTAGTTACTTCTTCAGTATTAGGCGCAAAAACTGCAGCTTTAATTAAAAGCGCAGGTAACGTAATGGTTGGTGTAAAGTCTGCAGAGACAATCAACATTATGGACACAGATGCATTTTTCCAAGCAGGTGGTACTTGCGGTTGGAACGCATCAGGTACAACTTCTTTCACACAAAGAACTGTAACAGTTGGTAAAATCAAAGTACAAGAGGCTTTATGTCCTAAGACATTAGAATCTAAGTATTTACAAAAGGCTTTACCTACAGGTTCTCAGTATGATTCAATTCCTTTTGAGCAAGAATTTTCTAACAAGAAAGCAGAAACTATTGCTTCTCAATTAGAGACTGCAATTTGGCAGGGTGATACTGCTTCTGCAAACGGTAACTTAAACAAGTTTGATGGTTTAATCAAATTGATTGGTGCTGCTTCAGGTGTAGTTGATGCAAACGTATCAGGATTTATTTCAGGTGCGCCTTTAACTGCTATCAATGCTTCTAACGTAATTGCTTTATTTGATGGTGTATACAAAGCAATTCCTGCTAAAGTAGTAGCTGCAGAAGATATGGTTATCGTTTGTGGTATGGATACTTTCAGAACTTACACTATTGCATTGAAGAACGCTAATATGTTCAACTATGCATTTGATGGTAAGGCAGATTCTGAATTTGTACTTCCGGGTACTTCAATTAAAGTAGTAGCTTTACAAGGTCTTAATGGTACAAACGATGTTTATGCAATGAGATTAAGCAACTTGTTCTTAGGTACAGACTTATTGAACGAAGAAGAAAAATTTGAAATCTTCTTTGCTAAAGAAGCTGATGAAGTAAGATTTGCTGCAGAATTCAAAATGGGTGTGAACGTTGCATTCCCTGATGAAATCGTAAAGGTAACTATCTAATTATAAAGGGGAGTTGAAATATACTCCCCATTTTTTAAAACAATAAAATAATACAATATGCCGTGCGCATTAACACAAGGATATACCTTAGATTGCCGTGATTCACTAGGTGGTATTACGGAAGTTTATTTTATTGCAAGTTCAGATGTAACATCTACAACCGAAGCTAGTGGTGTAATTACTGCATTAGTAAAGGCTACAGGTAAAAGATTCTATAAATACGAATTAACAAAAGGAACATCAATGTTTACAGAGAATGTGGCATCAAATGTTCAAAATGGTACTTTGTTTTTCACACCTGAATTAACAATAATTTTAAATAAGCTACAAGCAAATACAAGAAATGAAATCTTGTTATTGGCACAGAATAGACTTGTAGCAGTTGCAAAAGATAATAATGGTAAGTTTTTCTACTTAGGTAAAACTAGAGCATTAGATTTGACTGCAGGTAATGCTACATCAGGTACTGCTGAAGGTGATAGAAGTGGTTACACTTTGACTTTTACAGGTGCAGAACCTGCATTAGCACCTGAAGTAAATAGCACAGTTGCTGCTGCACTTACAACTGCAGGATAAAAGTTTGTAGTTTTTCATAGTTTAGTTCCCCTACCCTTAAACAAGGTGGGGGTTTTTTATGTGTCAAAAAGTGTAGTTATTGACTTACTTTATTAGAACATAAGTCAAGTTTTACCTTTACTGATTCATTTTGTAAATATTTATATAATTGCTATTTATAATTGATGATACATTTAACTAAAGGCGAAACTAATACTATTGTTATGACATTAACTGAAAAGCAGTTATTGACTAACCCTAATTATTTATTTGTGTTCACGAATAGGAGTAGTAATAATGTCATTAAATTCGTAGTATTAAACGCAGCAGATACAAGTTTATACAAAGACAGATTTAATCAGTTTAGCATAGTTACAAATACTAAGTTTAAAAGCGCATTAGAAGGTCAGTACACATACGAAATATACGAACAAGCAAGTACTACCAATTTAGATATTACAGGCTTAAATAAGCTAGAAACAGGGATTATGTGGCTTTCAGGTTCTACCTTGACATATAACCAATATACAACAACAGACACTTATACAATTAGACAATGATAGATTTAAGAGTATTAACATTCGCAGAAGCCAAACAACCTGAATTCAAAGAAAAGAAAGGTATTGATGGTGGATACATTAAATATGGCGAAAACAATGACTATCCTGAATACATAGTAGATTTATATAATAAGTCATCTAAGCATAGTGCCATTATTAAAAGTAAGGTGCATTATATTACAGGCAATGGTTGGTCAGGTCAGCCTGATGCACAGGCATTCATAGACAAAGCAAATAGAGTTGAATCTTTAAACGATTTAACTAGAAAGGTATCATTGGATATTGAAATATTCGGTGGTTCTTATATGGAAGTTATTTGGGATTTATCAGGTAACCTTGCAGAAATTTGGCATTGTGATTATACTAAAATACGCACAAATAAAGATAATACGCAGTATTGGTATAAAGAAGATTGGAAGGATAACAAAGTAAAGCCTGAAGTAATTAATGCATTTAATACTAAGCTACCAACAGGTAAGCAGATTTTATACGTTAAGGAATACAGACCTAACATTGGTATCTATGGATTACCTTCATACTTTGCTGCTTTAAACTATATTGAATCTGACATTGAAGTATCTAAGCATATCTTAGGAAATGCACAAACAGGGTTTTCTGCTAGTAAACTTATTACCTTACCAAATGGAGAACCTAATGATGAGGAGAAGCGCAATGTAGACAATAGAATTAGAAAGACCTATAGCGGTGCAGATGGCAAAAAGTATATGATTGCCTTTGTGAATGACATATCTAGAAAGCCTGTTATTGATGATTTAGGTACAAGTGATTTAACAAAAGAGGACTTTGGTAAGATAGATGAATTGATTCAGACTAATATTTTTAGTGGACATCAGGTAACTACCCCATCAATTATGGGTATTGCTGAAGCAGGTAAGTTAGGTACTAGAACTGAAATGCGTGATGGCTATGAAATATTTAAGAACACTTATGTAAATGCTAAACAAATGCATTTAGAAAGTATCTTTAATATGTTAGCTAAATTAAAAGGGGTAACAAGCGAAATTAAGATTATCCCTACAGAACCAATAGGTATTGAATTTAGTGAAGCTACAATAGCAGCTAATGCGCCTAAAGAATGGATATTAGAAAAGATTGGTATTGATATGACTAAATATGCTCCTGCTGCAGATGCTGCTGCACCTGTACAGGAATTGTCAGTTAATGAGCATATCAAAGGTTTAAAAGGTCGTGAGTGGCAGAATATGCAGCGTATCATTCGTGAGTTTTCTAAAGGGAAAATCAACAGAGAACAAGCTACTGCAATGCTTAAAACAGGATATGCTTTAAGTGATGAAGAAGTGAATCTATGGTTAGGTGCAGAATTAGATGCTGAATTTGCAGCACAAGACTTTAGTGTATTTTATGAATTTGGAGAAAATCAAGATGCGTACAATGTATGGAAATCTAAAAAGCGTTTTAGCGAAGAATCAGACTTTCATATGTTTGCAGATGTAAATCAATTAGAATCTGACATTTTAGACCAAATTGCTAAACAAAAGGATATTACACCTGAAGTATTAGCAGAGGTTTTAGATGAAAGCGTAGATACAATTAATACTATTTTAAAAGACTTAGAAGATAGAAAGATATTAAAAACAAGTCAGGAAAAAATAGGGAAGGGAATAAATAGCAATATCATTATTTCTAGGGAATTGGTGCAACCATTAAGCAAAACAGTTGGTAATGTAAAACCACAGACTACTGAAATTTTAGTGCGTTATTCCTATGATTGGAAATCAGGATT